GTGGTCAACCGTCACCAGTGACCACCGTTAGAAGTGTTATTAAGCACCTGCATCCGTTTGAATAGTTACAATCGAATCAATATCTGGCAAAGCAGCTAAAGGTGAAGATTGCAGAGGTATCTTTGACGAAAAGACTGATGAATTTGAAGGTGTTGGTACTGGTTATCGCACCTTTGAAATTCCTGAAAGTGATTTACCAGTAGCAATTGAGAATGGTCGTAGTCAACTATACCTGATTGCTACTGATAGAACATTTACTATCCACCTTACCGAAAGAATAGGTACACAAGTAATGATGGAACTACGTTAACAATGGCTTTCGGTGGCTTTGATGTTACTGGGCTAGAAGGATTTGGTGACGTAGCTGAATTATTAAAACACGATATCCAAAAAGCAGTAACGCTTGCTAGTAAAGCAGGTGTCAACAAAGCTGCTGATAAAATCGCTTACGGTCGTGTGAGTGGTATCACTCCAAAAAATATAACATCAACAAGTGTAATTGGTCGCGCGGCTAATATACTACTTATCCCAAAAGAACATATTTACTATCGAACCTTTGTACAAGGTGTGAAAGTTTCAGCAGGTAAAGGTCGAAGTGCTAGACCATATGCGTCAATCATGATTCGTGGTAATGCCATTAATGTTGTCGATCTACTTGCTAAAGATAAAGAAGCAGAAGCAATGTATGGGTTTAAATCACGCAAAAGACGCGTTGGTAGTAAGCGTAGACCTAACATGTCATCAAAGGTTTCACGTGCCAGAATAGGTGGTCGTAGAGGCGGTAAAGTTAAGATTGCAGGTCGTACATATAACAATGCTTATCTTGAAAACGGTTCATATCGTGCAAGTAGTAAAGCTATCAATAAACATTATATGGAAAAACTTGGTGCTAAAGCGACACAACTTGGTGGTAAGCGTTACCTACTTTTCCAACGTAAAAGTGTTGGTCAAAAAAACCCTTACCCTGTGAAAGCTGTGAAAATTGAAAAGTTGAAAGTTAGACAAGCTCTAATCTCTGCTGCTGGTTCAGGAACGAATAATGTAAACACGGTAGTTAAAGAAATGCAGACTAAAGAAGTACATAAAAGACTCAAGAAACTAGGGCTATTAAAATGATACTAAAAGAACAACCTATCCGTGAAAAAATTGCTGAAATTATTGAAAATTTTGCTGGTGGTGCTAAGTATAAAGCTTACAGTACCCGTAAGAATAATATTGGTGATAGTGCTAAAGACTTACCTGCTGTTGTCGTTACAACAGGTGTCGGATTATTTGAAGATGGTGCAGAAGAAATTTCACTTGAAGTACGTGTTGCAATACATGATAATGCGAAAGAAGTCGAGAATTTGTTAGACACTCATTCTCAAGACATTTACGACTTACTTCCTATTGGTTCAACCCTTGACGGATTAGTCGAATACATTAAACCTGAATCTTTTGATTATATCTTAGATAACGAATCAGACGCAGGTGTCAAGATTTTAATTTTTAACGTTAAATACGAGGTATAACAAAATGATTGGTGCAACTACTACACATGCTTTATCGGGTGATGACGGTGTTTCATACGCTGTGAATACAGTAAAGGTTAAAGAATTAGGTTTCCCTGAAATGTCACGTGACACATCGGAAGACAGTTATTTAGACAGTGCTGAAATTTATAAAGAATTTGTTGCTGGTATGATTGATGCTGGTGAATTATCACTAACTTTAAAGTGGGCTATTGCTGATGCTGGTCAAGTGGCGTTAATGGCTGCTTTTGACGCTGGTGATGGTACGGTGAAAGGTCAAATTAAATTCCCTGATAATTCAACATATACTTATGTTGGTGTGGTTACAGGTGCAGGTATGGAAGTACCTAAAAATGAAACCATCACTCAAACTTTCAAAATCAAGATTTCTGGTAAGCCTGTATTGGCTGCTGCATAATGGGTTTGTTTAAAAACCGCAAGCGTAAAACTGTTGAGGTTGAAGTACAGGGTGAGAACTTCATCCTTACTGAACCATCAGCATTAGCTATGTGTGAATACTACGACATAATGGAACGTGAACATGGTCTTGTAAAAGATGGTTCATCCATTTATTTCAAATCTGGAATCAATACGAAAGTAGGGTTTCGGCTTGTTGCTGCTTGTTTAGTTGACCATTTTATTGTTGATGGTCAGCCTACTCAAACACCTAATAACATTTATAGAATGCTTTGTGATGAAGTTACAAACATGAACGATGTTAACAAGTTAATACATTCAGCAGAGGATGCTGCTGGACTAAAGTTCGAAGAAAAGGAATTGCAGGACGAAAGTTTGGAAACAGACTAGCTATAAAGTTTAATCGTCTTGATGTTGATGAAATGCTTGATGAAATGCCATCAAGCGTTTTTTATAAATGGTTTGATCATTATATGGAAGAACCGTGGGGATACGAATTGGAAATGTATCAACATGCCGAAGTTTGCACATATCTTGTTAATGGGTTATACAACCCGAAAGAACCAGTAAAACCATCTGACTTTTATCCAAATAAAGAAACTGCCGATAAACCTGATCAAACTTGGCAAGAAATGAAAGCAATTTTAAGGAATCGTAGCGGTGGGTAAAGATACTAAGATTGTCATTGGTATTGCTGGTGACACTAAATCATTTGAAAAATCATTAGACCAAGCTGCTCGAAAATTAGAGCGTACCCGAAAGTCTACCAAAAAATCCAAGAAAGAAGTCAAAGAGTTAGGTCAACAATTCACAAGAGCAGCTAACAACGTTGCTATCTTCAATGGTCAGTTAGACCCTATTTCTGGTCGATTGTCAGCTATCGGTACAGGTATCACCCGATTTGGTTTAGGTAATGTTGCACTTGGTGTAGGTATTGCAGGTGTAGGTATTGCCGTTGGTAAATTAATATCTTCATTAGAGCAATTTGAAAAACGACAAAACAAATTTCAAGGGTTGCTTAAAGCCACTGGTTTTGCCGCTAGATTAACTCGCAACGATTTAGAAGATTTAGCACAAAGCACAGCTAGAAATACATTAGGTGATGTTGCTAGTACCTCAGAAGCAATCAACGCATTATTAACCTTTCGTAAAGTGCAAGGTGAAACATTTAAAGAAACCATTAAATTAGCTGTTGATGCTAAAGTTGTATTTGGTGGTAATTTGCGTGAAGGTGTGGTTGCGTTTGGTAAAGCTTTAAACGACCCAATTGCAAACCTTGGAGCATTGTCTCGTAAAGGTATTCAATTTACAAAATCCCAAAAAGACATGATAGCGTCAATGTGGGAAATGGGTGATACCGTAGGCGCTCAAAACATTGTATTAGCTGAAATGCGAAATCAGTTCGGTGGTTTAGCTAACATTGAAGCCGCACAGTTAGAAGCTGCTGTTGATTCTGCTGGTCAGTCTTGGGATAACTTTTTAGAATCACTTGGTAAAACGAAACTTATAAGACTTGCAAGAGACTCTATTACTGGTCTTGTAATGATTACTGATGAAATGCTTCAAATAGGCAGTAAGATTCATGACAGTAAACAAATAGAACTTGATGACGTTGATAAGTTACAAGCCAGAGAACAGTTAAGATACCGTACATTACTAGCAGCAATGAAGTATCGAAACCAGCTTGAAAAAGAAGGTAAATCAACTGCAAAACAAGACGAGAATATCAAGGTTGCAGAAGGTCGATATAACGAAGCTGTTATTGAATTTCAGGAGTTTATCAACCAGAAAAAAAGAATACAATCGGTAGAAAGAATACAACAAGCAAAAGGGCTTGCTAAAACACTTGCTGGCGAATTAGACCAAACTTTAAACGCTAATAAAGAAATTATCAAATCATACGATCAACGTAGAATATCTTTAATTTCAGGTTTTGAAAAAGAAAAAGCAAAAGCTGAAAGAGTGCATCAGGAAAAAACAAAAGCATTAACCGAAGCGTATGAAAAACAAACAATAGCTAGTGATAAAGCTATAAAAGAAGAACAAGCTTTGTTTGATCAATCACTCAAAGTAAATGAAATGTTTTACGGTGAAAAAATTAGACGTATAAGACATGCTGGTAAAAATGAATACGACATCAATGTACAAGTAAATAAAGCTAAACAAGAACATGCTGATAAAAATAAAGAGTTAACTTTACACCATGATAAATTTGTTGAAGATGCTTACAATGATAAAATAGATGTTGAAAACGAATATGCGGATACAATTGTAAATGTTAAAAAAGGTCTAGCGTTAAAACTTGATAAAATTGATAAGCGTGAAAACGATAGAATTGTTGCTGCTGAAAATCGTGAGCGTAGAGCATTAGAAGTTGCTGCATCAGCAGCTAGAAAACGTGCTAAATTAATAGCAACCATTGACGGTGGTGGTGGTAAAGTTGCCAAAATTACAGCTAAGTATGAAGCTGATGTTGAAGCATTTAAAAATGCTGAATTCAAAAAAAGTGAGTGGGCTGATTTAGGTTATTCTTCACGTGAAGAATTCATGGTTAATCATCTATTCAAACTTGCTTCAAATTACGATGCTGACGTTGATGCTTTTAGTCAAGCAGAAGCTTCTAAAACATTAAAAGCACAAGAAGAATCAGCTAAACGTGCTACTCAACAATTCAGTGGTAAAGTTGATGAAAGTTTTGCTGGTGTTGAAAATGGTGCAGGTGGTTTCCAAGATTTCTTTGGTGTCAATCTTGGTGAGCAAGAAAATAAGCAAGCCGAACTACTACGTGTAAAACAAGAATCGTTAGATGCTATTGAAGCGTCAGAAGTTAGTGCTGATGAAAAAAGAAAACAACGTGAAGGTGTAACAAGTAAGTTTAATATCAAACAAGCTGAACTTGAAAAACAAGGCAGAATGCAAGCGAGTAAAGATACATGGTCAGCATTAAGTACATTGGGTGCTAGTGGGTCTAAAAAGCTATTTGCTATCAGTAAAGCTGCTAACATAGCTAAATCTGTGATGAACACTTATGCTGCTGCAAACAATGCTTTAGCTTCATTACCACCACCTTTTAACTTTGCTGCTGCTGGTTTAGTTACTGCTGCTGGTTTAGTTAATGTTAGGAATATTAAAAGTCAACAAATGCCACAGTTCCATGACGGTATCAGTACCGTTGAAAGAACAGGTAGCTATCTTTTACAAGGTGGTGAACGTGTAATGACTGAAAAGCTTAACAAAGATTTGAAAGATGACTTAAAACGTAGAAAAGAAGGTGGTTCAGGTGGGGATACAAGTATTAATTTGACGTTACCTGATTCGTCAGGTTATAATGCTACTGAAAGGTGGTATGAAGATAATGCTGACCGCATTGTAAACCATATTAAGTACGCAATGAATAGACCTTAAAGGTGTTGGTGATGAATTACGAGAGGTTGTATGATCAAATTATAAGTTCTCGTGTGATGCGTGGTTGGACTAAGAAAACAGCACCTTGCTATGTTTGGTGAGACACATTCGCGTGAAACACGTGTTAAAATGAGCAAAGCTAACAAAGGTAGAAAGTTTTCACCAGAACACAAACGTAACATTAGTGAGTCCAACATTGGTAGAACAATGTCACATAAAACAACTGTTGGGTTGTTGAAAGCTAACAAAGGTAGAAAACTTTCACCAGAACATAAACATAAAATTAGTGAATCCAACATTGGCAAATTTACAGGTGATAAGAGTTTCTGGTTTGGTAAGAAAGGTTGTTTGTCTCCTAATTTTAACGGTTATTACCACACACCTTTCGGTAAATTTGAATCACTGGTTTTAGCGTCCGAAGGTGTTGGTTGCACTGTTAAAACAATTAGGAACAGATGTAAAAGTTCTAATTTTCAGAATTACTGGTTTGAGTCAATAGCAGTTAATGCTATAAAAGACGATGTAGTGTTAAAAATTAAAACAGCACAATCAGGCGCTAGTTCTAAATATTTCATAGGATATTATCATACCCCTAACGGTAAATTTGAATCTTTAAACTTAGCTGCTAAAAGTATAGGTTGCACTAGCAACGGTATTAAGTATAGGTTGCACAGTGATAACTTTAAAGATTATTGGTTTGAATCAGTTGACAACAGCAACCAAGAGCGATTAATTAAACTGAAATCAAGGGTTGGAGTTTCATCATCTGGTTTCATAGGATATTATCATACACCTAACGGTAAGTTTGACTCATCAACATCTGCTGCTGAGTTGGATGATTGCACTAAAGCAACAATTATAAACAGATGTAAGAGTTCAAAATTCCCAAATTATTGGTTTGAACCATCTAAGTAGACCTTAAAGGTAAATTATGTCAACATTTCCAGTTAAATTTTCAAGCGCTTCAAAGTGTAATATAACCAGTAAAACTTTTACGGAAGTTACTGAATACGGTATGAACACCGAAGTTGCTAAACGGGGCAACCCTCACAAGTGGCGCGTGGAATTTGAAACAAAGAAATTCTGGTCTGATGATATACGTGAACTTGGCGCTTTCATTGATGGTCTTGGTGGTCGGTTTGGCACGTTCACTTTGAAATGTCCTTTACGTTTCATGAGCGCTGACAACTCTTTCAAAGTGAGTTCTAGTGTTGTTGCTGGTTTAGATAGTATAAACGTTGGTGGACTCCCTTTTAACACAGTAGGTGCTTTGAGAGCAGGTGACTTTATCACCTTTGCTAATCACACTAAGGCTTATAAGATAAAAGAGTCAACGGACTCCGATAATACTGGTAAAGCTACACTTAAAATTACCCCAAGACTTTTTGCTAACGTTACAATCAATGAAGATGTTGGTGAAGGTGTGTTCACCTTACGTATGACTAAAGATGATTCAACGCTAAGTTTGGACGCAAATAAAGGTTTAACTTCCGTTTTAATAAGAGCTATTGAGGCTTAAATGTCAAATTATATTTATGCGGTAAGCATTTCTTTGGATGTACCTATTTACCTGACTGATTTTCATCGTAACAAAACTTACGATGGTAAAAACTTCATAGCTGGTAAAGTTAAAGTCGATTCACCTATTGTTCAGAAAAGCGCACCATCAGCAAATGATTTTGTGTTAATTATGAGCGCAGTAGACCAAACATTAGTGAGTGCTTTTGCAAACGGTGCTTATAAGAATCGAAGGTGTTTAGTTGAACGATTAACACTTGATGATGACGAAAACATCATTGATACTGAAATTTGGCTTGATGGTGATTGCAATAAATACACATACTCTGGTAAATTGAACACCTCCACTATTAGTTTGACTGTTTCATCTATTTTTGCCGCGTTTGATATGGTTAACATGGTTAATTTAAACTTGCAATTTGTTGACTACATAAACGCTAGTGAAGTGAAGTATTGGGGTAAGAATGCACCTGTGATACCTAGTAATCGTCAACACACTGTTCCTAAAACACCAGACGATATTTTATAAACCTACAAACGAGAATAACAATAAATGCCTAGCCTTACTCAAATATTCGATTTTGCATTTGGTTGGTTGATACCAGACATGCCGAAACAACAAGTTCAGGGTGTCAATGTAACCTTGGGTGAACCAACTTTTGAACCGATGGTTTATGGTGAAGTTAAAAGCGCAGAGGGTATTTTAGTTAGGTCAGTTGTAGCAGACCCTAATGATAATGACGATGTACCTAATGATCTCATCTATTTACAAGTTATTTGGTCAGTTGGTCAAATAGAAGAAATCGGTCAAATTTATCTTGACGAACTCCCTATCAACTCTACCGCATATGATGCTGAGAACAGCACAACAAGTCGGTGGGCGCATCATTGGGATTTCAAAGACGGTGAGAGTGTTTCCTTTGCTGCAACTGATTACCATCCTCAGTTACAGTTTGACGGTAAAGGTTATGCTTACTCGATAATACGTCTTGAGTATGACCCTGAAAAGATGAACCACTTTCCACAAATTACTGCTGATTTAAAAGGTATTAAAGTTACCCCGATTGGCGGTGGTGCTAAAGTTTACAGTACAAACTATGCTGACGTTCTGAATGATTATTTAACTAACCCTGCTTATGGTCGTGATTTAAACACCATTAGAGTAAATGAAGAACGAATGCAGCTTGAAAAAACCTTTAGTGGTCAAACTGTATCACCTTATAACGGTGGCAACGCACAACCTCTTATGAGTTGTAATGCTCGTTTAAACGGCAACGATACGTTACTAGATAACACCAATAAAATATTAAAAGGTTGTCGTGGTTCATTACCCTATATCAAAGGTCAGTTTCACTTTTACATTGAACGTGAAAGAACAGCTACAGATAGCTTGTTATCTACTGACCGTATGGGTGACTTAATTGTTGAAGATAACGAAATAAAAGACAGGTTCAATAAAGTCACGGTTAGATTTGCTGACAAGTCGCAAAAAGGTAAGGTGACAAGTGTTACTTACCCTACTGACAATGCTGAATATCAAACCTACTTAGCCGAAGATTTCAATCAGAAATTAGAGAAAAATTTCACACTTGATACAGTAGATAATATTTATGAAGCTGTTCAGAAAGCTGAAATAATATTAAAGCGTAGCCGAAACGCATTGAAGGTTAAAGTACCCACTACTTCTAGGTTGAAAAACTTAGGTGTTGGTATGCTGATGAATATCAATGATGAAGGTTTCGGGATGGTCAATAAACCATTTATCATCGTTGGTAAAAAAACACGTTCTAGCGGTGTTATTGATTGGGAATTCCTTGAATATCAAGCTAGCATTTATCCGTGGAATACTAAACCAGAGCAAGTAATACCTGATACGAGTGTTGCTAATTATTGGGAAGTTTCAGCACCTACTAATCTAAGTGTTACCTTTCCTGATGATGCTACGGCACAAGCTGTTGTTACGTGGAGTTCACCACACAATTCGTTCTTGGTTAGTGTTAACGGTGATAACTATCAAACCGTCAGTGCTAAGTCATACAAGTTAAACAATGTTGCTCAAGGTAACTTAGTTATAAAAATTAAGGCGATTAATGGTCTTGGTTATAGAAGTGCTGATGCAACATTAAGCTTTACCATAGATGAACCTCAAGCACCAATTTTAAATGTTGTTGCCAGTAACTTTGAACTTGAAATCACACCTGAAATCACAGGCAGTTACGTTGGTGTTGTATTTGAATTACTAATCAACACTACCAATGACTTTAATACTGCTGATAACAAAGGTAAGAGTGGTGCGTTCACGCTTGCAGGGTTAGCACCTGAAACAACTTATTACTTATGGGCGCGTACTATTAACGTTGCTGGTATGTCAGGTTGGACGAGTAAAACGGTTGCTACCACAAATGACAACACGCATTTACTCGCAGTTATCGGTGAGATTGATAAATCAAGATTAGCAACAGAAGTAAATGAATTAATTGACCAGCTTGATAGAACTGAACCTAATAATATTCATTTACAGCTTGAAGAAATAAACACTAAGACGGGCTTGATATCTCGCGGTCAAACCGATTTATCTAAAGCTGTTTTTGATGCTACATCAGCCTATGCTAATTTCAGACAAAATTATGAGATCAGAATTAAAGGTGGTGAAATTCAACTAAGTGACGCGCGAGTTTCTATTGATAAAAATGAAGCACGAATTGCACTTGAAGCTGAAAGAATTACTTATAGTGAAACTCGCCTTACACTCGCTGAATCTGAGCTTGTGGTTCAAGCTGGACGTATCACACAAAAAGCTTCATTTACCGAAGTTGATGCAATTGTAGCTGGTGCAATTAATGCTTTAGTTCCTGCTTATTCTTGGCAGTTCAACAGTGATGTTGAGAATTTCACAGGGCAATCAAGTTGGAATGCTCAAGGTTTCATTGTAAGTACACAGAGTGTTATTACTTCACCTGTTATTAGTTATGTTGCCACTGATAACCCTATGTACCGTATACGTGTTAGAAAGGCTGTTGCTGGTACTTGGGTTGGTACATTGACACTTAATGACACAATTGTATTACCTGTTCCTGAACCAACCATTGAAAACGAGTGGGAAGTTGTTCAGGTTGATGCAACGGGTACTAATGGTTACACGGGTACAATTATTAAGCTTGTCGCTAATCTTGGTGACTGTGATATTGACTACATTGAAGTTGGGAAACGTGGTGCTAACGATCAAGCTTTTAATGACATCGTAACAAGAACGTCAACCATTGAGCAAGACATGGATGCTAAGACAGGTAGAATGTCTGCTTATGCAACTACTGCTTGGGTGAATGGACTTGGCTATCAAACAGAATCAAACGTAGACACGTTGATTGATACTTTTAACACTACTTATAGTATATCAACAACACTTGAAGAATTTGATACGAATGACACATTGGCTAAAGCTAACGGTGCGTTCTCATGGGTTGATGGTGCTGAATCGAATGTCACTGATTTGGTTATTGCTTATAACGCTGCCGAAGGTGGTGTTGATGAACAACTTACAACAGCACGACAAGATATAGATGCTCTAAATGGTGAGATTACTAATCAAATCACAAGCATTGCTGGTGTTAAATTAGACATTAAATCTGAGGGTGTGAAGGGTGTTATTGACGCTTTCAATCTCATGCTTGCTAATAATCAAATTGACGAATCAACTCTGAAAATTGCCAGTGCTGAACAGAAATTAACAGCGCAAGCAACAGAGCAAGAATCAACAGCAACATCACTTGAGCAATTAACAGCACAACATGGTTTAACCAAGGCACAAACTACAACTTTGAATACTGCTTTTGCTAACAATAGTCAAGCAACTGCAACAGCACTTGATAAGCTACAAGTTGAAATGGGTGAAGGTGATACTAAAGCATTAGCTACTGCACAAGAATATACTCGTACCTCAATCGGTTATTGTGTGAATGCTAATGGTGATATAACCAGTGAAGTTGATGCGGTTGCTTGTGTTGCTGTTGTTGGTAATTCATGGGTTGAAGGTGTGTTATCTGAATTCATCCGTAACTTACGAGTAATGAAAGGTGATAAGTCAGCAAGTCTTAATGATATTCGCCAAGTGTTTGAAGATAATGAAGGCAACTTGATCGCACGTGGTGGCATGTTATCTGACGTTAATGGTCGCATCTCTGGTTTTGTTAACAGCAATGACGGTTCAACAGATACGTTTGACATTGGTTCTAGTAATTTCAGAGTGGGTGTTATAAATGACAGTGGTGATTTCATTCCATTGTTGACGCTGGATAATATCAACCATGTCATGAATATTAAAGCCAACCTTACGCTAGGTGACGGTACTAGCGTAAGTAGTGAAGCTGATATACGAGCGTTTGATGGTGCTGATGGTACTGATGGTACTGATGGTACTGATGGTACATCTAGCCATTTTCATTTGGCTTATGCTGATGACGCTGATGGTGGTGGTTTTAGTCAATCACCTGTTGGTAAAGAGTATATTGGTACTTATGTAGACAACACGCTTGCGGATGCTGCTGGTGGTAGTCCGTTGTGGAAATGGCAACTAGCAAAAGGTGCAAATGGTGCAGAAGGTGTTGCTGGTGTTGACGGTACAAATGGTCAAACCTCATATTTACATTTAGCCTATGCTAACAATGAATCAGGTTCTAGTGGGTTCAGTACAACTGTATATGCAGGTAAGTCACACCTTGGTCAGTACGTAGATTTTACACTTGCAGATTCAAACGACTACACTGATTACAAATGGTCTTTAATAAAAGGAGCAGATGGAGCAGATGGTACTGATGGAGCAGATGGTACTGATGGAGCAGATGGTACTGATGGAGCAGATGGTACTCGCGGTGCTGGTATGTATGGACTTGTTCTTAGAAACGGTGTATTCCCGTCCAACGCAACAGCCAACGCTGACATGCTTACTCATTTAGGTTTCTTACCTGTTGTTGGTGACATTTTAACGTACAGAAACGCTACTGGTTCAGTCATTAGTAGCAAGGAATGTAAAACCCTACCTAATGGGTGGGATGCTCCTGCTTTACTTGTCAACGGTGATTTGATTGCTACTGGTTCAATCAGTGGTGACAGGTTCAAAGCCAATACATTAATCCAATCACCTAAGATAGAATACATTGGTACGGGTGCTGTTAGAATTACATCAGCTAATGGGTTCGGTTCAAGTAACCAATTCATTGATTGGTTTGGTACAGGTGTTATTGTGAATGGTCAAGTTGACTACTCACTTGTTAATGAATCAAGAGGTGACTTTTACCTTTACGCAGTTGGTGGTGGTTATTTCGGTGGTGAATTGAGAAGTGGTGCGATCACTAATTCAGGTGCTACATCAGGGTTAAGTAAATACACTGTTGGCGCTGTTGTTGTGACAGTCGCTTCATTTAGTAGTATCGGTAAACCTAAATCACTCAAGTTGAATTATAACTTAGAGGGTAATAGAAGTTACGGTTCTTGTCCTACTGCCGCTAACCCTTCATTCGGTTGGACTATTCAGAAAAGTATTAACGGTGGTGGATTTACTGATGTTGTTTCAGGTGTGTTTACAGGTAGCAATGTATGTTTGGGTGGTAGTGAATTTGAAGAAATAACCATTGCTTCATCAACCAACTTAGACAACGCTACTGATGTTGCTACACTGGTTTATCAAGTTAAATGTACGAGTTATTCAAGACATTTGACAACAAGCTATGTAACTTCACAATCATTATCATTGGTTGTCACCGAAGAATAGATTAAGATAAAGTTTTTAACATTACAAAATTTAAGGAATTAATATGCTTTGGTTTTATGCAAATCAAGTTACAGTTAATAACGGTTCTTCTGTTGTTGCCTTAACATCAGGTGAGGACATTAGCAATATCAGCGAGGGTGATGGACTTATCGTTGGTTCATTCGCACCCGTTGAAATAAAAAAAGCGTACATTGACGGTTCAAATAATAAATTTATTGAATTAGCTGTTGCGTGGGCTGACTCAAATCAAACCAGTGTGAAAGCAAGAGTTTACTATACTGCTGGTGACTTCATTGCGGCTACTAAAGCTATTCAAGCGGCTTCTACGTTGTTGAGTGATAATTTCACAGCACTTGATAAATGGGGTGTTGACTTAGGTACAGTTACTTTTGTGAACCAAGCAGGGGTAAGTAAAACATCACGCACATTGCAACAAATGGATGCTGATGTACAAGCTATTGAAACTACTGCTAACAGTTTAGTAGGCAGCGTTCAAGGCATGACTAAAGCTGAGTTTTTCGCGCTGGCTGAGAGTAATAAAAATGGTGCTAACCCTTTTAGTGGGTTTACGCATTGGGGTAAGCATTACGATACTGGTGCTAATGTATATGCCGTAAATCAAGGCATGTGGGCAGATAATACACCAATACCTAATATATTAAATATAGGTTTTGAATCAGGTTCAGTGGCAAGTGCAACATCAAGTACACTTGAACCTATATGTAGTGTAAATGGTGTTGCAATCCACATGTATGGGGTAAGTACCTCCAATGAACGCAATGTTATAAAATTCCCCGATGCACCCGATGGTTTAGACAAATCAGATGGTACAGGTCGTTTCGCTGATTTAGCGGCTGCAATTGTTGCTGGTGGTAATAACCTGAGTGCAAGTGTTTTGTCGAGACAAGACTTTGTTTTTCTTGAAGTTTGGCATGAGAAGATTTCTGACCTAGATATATATTGTGTTTTTGGTAATCCTCAATTTGGCGCTACAACTTGTCCCATAACAGGTTTGGCCTTGGGTGACTCTGGTGTACCACAAGGTTATGCCGCATTTGGTGAATGGGATAGTACAACACCAGTTAGAGTTAGACGTTGGTCTACCATGAGCGATAGCGACCAAACCAAGTGTATCCAAGACCCTAGAAACAATATCTATGTTGACGATGGTGAATTAATTCAAGTACGTTATCGCATACGTGTTATTAAAGGTTTGGGTGATAATTGGAGAAAGGTTCACCCACAAGAGGGGGATTCAAGTCAATTCCTTAACTACGATAACGCTAATCGCGTGGCAGTCAGAGGAAACTTAACGACCAATATTGACAGCTCAAATTCTACAGATGTTTTTGCTGACAACACATTAGAACCGATTACAGAAATAGGGTTGGGTTTATGGGGAGCAAGAGCTAATTCAAATAACACTAACAGGGCACACAACGGTTTGTGTTTTGCTGTGCCAATAGCTTTAGTCCAACGCAGGAACAGTGGTGCTTTTCATCCTAGCTTTAACAAACATGGGTGTCGTGTATTTAACAATACATCAGATAACAATAGTGCACATTGGTATGAAAGCACAGCAACAGTACCAGTATCAAAAGCTGACTGCTTCAATGATGCTACAGGAAATATTGGACAAGTAGGCTACCGTATCGACACGGGAAAATTAGGTGGTACAAGATCGAGAAATACGGACGGTAAATCCTATAACGCAATCTACGCAAGTGATGTTTCTGATTTAAGAATGTCGAGCAGACGTTTACCTAAAGCTGAAATATTAGCTAAAGGTGAGTCAATGGCTAAGAACGGTGCTCAGCGTGGTTTTGAAGGTGTTCCGTTTACCAAGGTTCACAATGAAACGTCAGCTAATAGCCTTAACCATACAGGTAATGTAGAGGTTCTACCTCTAAACGGTTTCAGTCACGAGGACATAGGGCTTTACGCTAATCGTGGTGAACCTATCTTCGTTGAAGGTTGGTTTGCGGTCGTAGGTACTGGTATTTACCCTATCACACACTGGGATGACAGCACAAAATACCTCTACTTGTGGGACGCTGGTGGTCTAACCACAAACACAGCACACGATACATATCTAGTTTATGTTGAATACTCTAACCACAAATCAGCAAACCCAAGCTGGACAGACATAGTTGGTTCACCTGCTAACATAGCGGCTTTATTTACCACCGTTGGTTCAAAATTCTATGGTGCTGATGGTATCGAAGGTCAGTGGATTCCTGACTTCGTATCAGGGTATAAAAACATGAGTCGAAAAGCATCTGCAATAGTACAAGACACATTATTCACAGACAATGGTGGTGGTGTATGGGGCAGTGCGGCTAGAACGTTTGATAGCACTTTGAACAATATAGGCGATCTATCAGAACTAGAGAATGGAAGGGTGTGGCTAGTAAACTACGAAACACAAGCACATTTCACCGAAGATGCTGTTAACTCTAAGGTGTTAGCGGTGGGTGGTGTATGGGCTAATAGTCACAATGTTAATTCTGTTTTCACACACAGCTTGATTGGTAAAGTGCCAACAGGAAACTCTAAAAAAAGTCGTGCAAGCAAACCTTTAACCGAATGGTTTATTAATGAAGCTAGTGGTCTGTTATACTCAGACGCTAACTATCTAGTTGAGCATGACACAATAGACTTGACTAATAATATACCATCACCAGCAGTCAAAGTCCTATCATCGTTATCTTCTGAAAACAGTGTAGCTACGCTTCAAATGCACTATAAAGAGCTGGTTTTTGATAGTGGTGCGGAAGGTAACGGATTCGGTGACAACAACCAGTTTGAAATTGCTGATAATCAGAATGTAATGACCGATGACAATGGTAATCCTGTATTGTTCGGAACAGCATCATTCAAAACTCAATACTTTGTGACGGAGGAATAATTATGTTAACTGATTTTTTAGATGAAGATGGTAAATTAAAACTGCGTCCTGAAACTAAATCACAAGCTGCTTTAGACAGAGTTATTGGTTTAGGTAAACCTCAGAAAGTCATTGATATGTTTACTGCAATGGTGAACTTAGGTATCGCTTGGGATTGGTGCGAAAATTATATCTACCATCTCAACGATGTTGACAGTTGGGAAAAGTGGATAGCACCTGAACCAGAATTAGACGAAGAGGGTAATACTTTACCTACTGAAACTAAGCCTGAAAAACCTGTTGTTCCTGTTCGTGGTGGTGACATTGCTGATACTGGCTATGCTCGTACACTGTTTAAAGCTGACCGTGAAGCGCTAGTTGAAAAACTAACTGTTGAACATGATGGTATGGTTTTTGATGCTAATGAAGTATCACAAGACCGCATGGCAAGAGCAGCGATTGTTATGGATGATGCTGAAATAACTACGTGGGTGCTTGCGGATAACTCAGTTGTAAATGTTACTAAATTACAACTGATTACCGTGTTACGTTTGTCAGGTCAAAAACAAACGGAAGTGTGGACAATGTAGTAATAATTAATTACACTCTTGTAAAAATAAACCTTTATGAGAGTGTAATTACAATGAGTGAAATTGCAGAGTTGGCTAAAGTAGTACAAGCCTCAATACTAGCTAATGCTGAACAATCCACAGAACTCAGAGTTAATCAAAACCACCTCACAATAGCTGTTACTGACCTTGCTGGTTCAGTAAAAGTTGCCATTGAAAGCAATACTCGACTTGAAGAAAAAGTAACCTCCCTTGAAAGTCGCGCCTTAGACAGACTTGACCTTGTTGAAGATTCAGTGAACGAAACCAACGGTGTGATGTTATTGATTGATAAGCGAGTTCAAACACTTGAATTAATCAATGCAAATACACAAGGTGTAAATGAAGCTAACGATAAAAACCAACAGAACGGTAATACTATTTGGACACGTGTAATAGCCGCAATCAGTACAGCAGTTGCAGTAGTTGCGGTAGTATATTCAATGGTAGGGGTTAAGCCATGATACATCCTAAAGTTAAAAAGATTGAAAAGCAGTTGTGGTTACTGGAAGAAGATTGGACAGTTAAAGGTGTCACCATCAAGGCTGGACTTCCTTTCAACGGTGCAAGCATTCCAAGTTGGTTGCAATGGTTGGTTAAACCAGATGGTCAATTATTTACAGCTTCAATCTACCATGATTACATGTTGCGGAATGGGTTAGAAAATAAATACAAGGTTGATTGGCATTTCTACTTGTTGGCTCGTAAAACAGGTGCTAACTTACCGTTATGTGTTGTATCTCTTATCGCTGTATTAGCGTTTTCATCAGGTAATTATAAGTAAGGATTATATCATGAGTTTTTTGTCAAGTGTAGGTAGTGGAATTAGATCGTTGTTTGGTGGTAATCAAGAAAAAACGCTAGACATGGTTGGTGGAATTGGTGAATTTATTGATGAATCATTCCACACGGATGAAGAAAAATCCAATGCTAAAATAAAGCTGTTAGACCTTAAAATCAAATGGGCTAATGCAACACAAGGGCAAAATTTAGCGCGTAGATATTGTGCAATGGCTTTTGGTTTAAATTTCATATTCACGTTTCAAATATGTGTATTTTTAGCTGTGTACGGGTTCTTTACTGGTATAAAAGTATCTAAAACCATTGAGAGCATTATAGGGTTGGCGTCAGCTTTTCAGCTTGGGTATATCATGCTAACCATTATCACCTTTTATTTTGGTAAAGAAATTGTCTTGCATGGTCGGGATATGATGGCTAATAAAAAATAACTTATTTACTACCTTTCCTTGCTCTACATCTTCTAGTTCTGCATTTTGGTGAACAGGTGACATGCAAGGAATTGGTAGCGTGAAACCATTCCTCACATTCCTCACATTTCCTTAATTTAGCATTACAATATGTACATGTACCCTTTGCTGTAACGTGTCGGTGTAACATATCAACAACCTCCTTTTATTCCTTTATTTATACACCTATACCTACCTATGTCAATGTTGACTGTTCATTTTTTATACAGGTGGGTATCATTATGGAAAACGCAAGCATAGCAGATGCAGTAATAGCAAATCGTGGGTTAAACTTTGCAACACCTTATGGTGCAAGTGGTGGGTATGGTAGAGAGTTTGCCAATGACGGGAGTAATGCAGTACGCATTAATGCAAATTCAAAGTTAAACACACAAGGTCATGATTTCTTAGCACAGAAGATTGATGACAACGCAGACCGAAATCGTGACACACTTCGCACATTACAAACCAATACTAGTTTTGATCGCGTTAACGATAAAATTTCTGACCAAACACAATTCTTCGCCCAAGAAGTTAACATGCTAAGTCGTGAGCAAAATGCAAACGCACGTGAAGCGGCAAAGTGTTGTTGTGAAGCGAAGTTGTTAGCTGTGCAGAATCAAGCGAAAACTGATGCTGGTTTAGCTCAAATTCTAGCAAACCAAGCAAGTGATGTACGTGTAGCTGATGCAATAGCTAACGCATCACAAAACGCTAAGTTGGATGCTTTATTAGTTGAACGTGGTGGTCATGGTCATGGTGGACGGGGAAACGGGTAACGGTTGCTGAAAAACCTGTGAAGGTTGAGAAAGCACCACAATCCAAAAAGCAGAAAGGTTTCTTTAGTCTTGGTTAATGAAAAAAGGGGGCTTTTGCTCCCTTCCTTTTATGGGGAAAGTTATGTTAAATATTGCAAGTGTATTAAATTTTATCAAGAAAGGTTTAGCAGAAGGTTTGGAAAGGTATGTGGTTAATGATGACGAACACATTATAGACAAACTTTCAGGTGTTGAATTACATATTTACGATGACTGGTTCAAGATAACGCATCAGGGTAAAGTTATAGCTACTATGCGAGACTTTGACACCACAATTGAACAACCTATAGTGTGGGATATAAAAGCGCTTATAACGAGTCCTGACGTAATGAGTGACCGCAAGGAGAATTTCATGGTTGACATTAAGCAACGTAGAGGTGTGTTAAGTGATATTTTTGAAAATCCTGAACCCGTAGTCAATGAAGGTATTGTGTTAGAAGATGAAACTGAGGAATATAATGGCTAATAAAAAAAGGGCTTAATCGCCCTTTCATCAGATAACTTTGTTTACTAATTTTTCAGCTTCTTTAATATAGTAGTCATAGTTAATGTCATACGTTGTTTCACTTGTGATGTTGTTGATTGGGGTTATCAACCAATCTTTTTCAACACCTGTTTCACGTAAAGCACTGTGCGTAAACGTTCCACCTTTTTTAATTCGATAATTCAAAGCACAAGCTGAATTATATTCATGCAGTGTTTTAACTTTCAGATTTTTATTCAGCCCACCATGTGCTTTACGACCTTGATAATTAATCATAGTCATTTCAATGTTATTACCAGCTTTGCGCTTTAACGGTGGCATTTGCTTAACAAGCTTACAACCATTATTGCTAACATAATAACGAGTGATCGCTTGCAATTTACCCGTAGTGGCGTTTGGTGTAACTAAATGACCATCCCATAGTACAGGTTCTTGAGTGACCAGCGTTGTACCTCTGTTCGCTTTAACAACTTTGAAGAAATCAAATATGTCATCGTGGTTCATAATAAATTCACGAATGTTCTTACCTTCAAGTATTGCTGCTGATGCTGCTTTTTGAACCACTAATGCACCGTGGTCTTTATGCCATTCTAACCCAACAAAATTGTAATCACCTTTACGTTTTACACTCACGTAACCGTCATCTTCTGGTACAGCTACAGCAATATAATTATTAACATCTCGTATTGCCATTAGTGAGTATGGAACACCTTCTAGTTCAATACCTGTTACTTGTTCTATCCATTTCCAAATTGCCAACACTTGATTTTTATACTTGCGTGGGTAGCGGATAGTTAAACCATCAGTGTTACATTGAATCATTCTTAATTGTGGTATCTTGATTAACTGGTCAGCTAACATGCACAGAATTAATTGACCGTTGATGGTGATGGTCATGGTGAATTTTGGATCATAAAAAATACTGTACTCACTGTTACTGTTACCGTAAGCTGTATTAAGGCTAAGTTTGAGTCCAGCTTGTTTATCATCAAGTCGTTTGTATTCAGCGCTATCTTTATCAAACTTTTTCATTTCTTGCTTGATTGCTTTACGTTCACCGTATAAGTTTTTATACACAGGACAAAATGCAGCAGTTAAATGTTCAGGGTAAACATTGTGATTAAATGATAGGTGTGGATACCATGACGCAAAATCCAAGTCTAATATTTCAAATTCATCATCTTCACGTAATGTTTCACCTTTGATACTGGCATGAATACCACCAAGACCGATATCGTAACTAAACCCATCAATAACGGCTGACCAACTATTTGCACCTTTAGTTTCATAGATTCGTTCTGTACGCATTTGTTCTAGTATGCGATTAAACTCAGGGTGGTCAAATCTAACATAGGAGAAAATAATTTCGTTAATATCAATGTAATCACGGTAACTTTTTGCTACGTTTTTAGTTTGTATACCTGCATCATTTAAACCCCTAACGAAAAATGCTTCACCGATTTTACCGTCATTATGGTTCATATAGTTCATGTTATGTTCATGTGACAGTGTTGAACGGAATTGTAATAAGTCAATTGACTCTACATAAAATTCATAGGTAGCGTTAACATCATGCTTTTGGTATGCAATTAGTACGTCCATTTGTTCATGTGTTAGAAAGGTTTCTGGTTCAAATGGTAAATCTTCAATGTCATCCATTCGCATAATGAATTCAAGGATTTTAAGTTTCACGGACTTTGCTTGGTTGTCGAAATGATGAACCAGAAATAAATCTATTTGGTTCACAATGTGTTTCCATTCAGGTATACGGTTAGTAAATCTATCGTTCCAATCAGTATCAATGATGCGTTTGGAAACAGCGAATATGTCAGCAGCGCTTGTAATGCTCATATCCGTCATAATAGCATGTACAACAGGGTAATCGTACCCTATGTTATTAAAACCGACTTGTGTGTAGTTGTGGAAGTTCCAGTGGCGCATTGCTTCACGGAATTCATTAATCTGGTTTACCCTGTCAGATACTTCAAAGAAAAACCATTCACCTGTTGCTACACTGAGCAGCATGTTTGTCCAAATGTTCGGGTAACATTCTTCATCGTAAACTTGAATGTTGGTCATTGCTGGAATTTTAGTTTTTGTCACACTTCACCTCTAATTTCTTCAACTGTATAACGGGTACAATCACCACAACGTGAGTCAGGTGCTAACCAGTTCGTAGGTTTGTCACACTGGTAACACGTGTAGTCGAACTTAGTGAGTGTTTTACCCCATTCTTTGAACCAATCATCTAACCAATTGCTAACGTTGTAATCAAACATCAAACCATCGTGACCAATCTGAACTTTACCTTTTTGATGACCGTTACATGTGATGAAAAGTGTTAGCACTTGTTTGTCATATTCACAAGCAGCAAGTAGGTCATCAGTGACTTGTGACCTAGTGATTAACCATTGCCCACCATCCCATACTGAAATAACGCAGTTTTCTTTTACAGCATATTCAACTAAATGTTTTACTTGACAATTTTTATTACCCATAATATCCTCCAATTCTCCCTTGACATACTTGCTGGTTGTTGATGTTGATAGCCCTACACCAATTTGATGTAGGGTTTTTTTTTTACCAGTTATTTACGTTCACCTTTTAAATACCAAGTACCATCTGCGTTTTGACCACCTTTTAAATCGAATTCACTATAGAATTTATCAACCAATTCCATGAAATCTAGGTTATCTTGAATATCTTGAAAATCAACCGTTAATCGTTCCCACTCGCTATCAGGTTGTATCACGTATCGTTGAGGTTCTTTCAGCATTTCAGCAACAGTTATATCATCTTCAACCCATTCTGCAATACCATATTTAATTAACAGTTCATCAGTCCAACCACATATTTTAAATTGTTCTAAATTACCATGTTGTTTACCTGTTAGTTGTAACGTTTTTCTTCTAACGTAACCCTCTCTAACTAACTGTTCATCAGTCCAAAAAGCCGCAGCAGTCCATTCATGGTAAACTTCACCATCCGTCATGATGTGTTCAATTGCATAATCATGAAACGGTGAACCTTTAACCATGACCAAGTGTTCTGGGAATTTAGGTGACGGTGCTTGTTCAAAAGTCGTTTCAGTCATGCGAATTTTGAACGTGGTAAGTTTTCCATCACGCATCATTTCTAAAACTTGTGCTTCAAAGGTTAGCGGTGTGTTGTCATTGCGCTCGATGGTACATTTTATGTCCCGACCATAATTGAACACCATTGAAATTTTACTACGTTCAAGTGAGTTCAGTTTTTTGTTTTCAAATACCAATTCTGATTCAGTGAAATCATGTAATGGAAGTTGACCGTAACCTTTAATGTTTATTTTAAAATTATTCATTATTTTATCTCGCTTAAATTGATGTGTTTGTAGTGTGCAGCACAATAGTTATCAGACCATGTGCTTGTTTGGATATATTGAACAATAGGTTCATAACACCCATTCTTCAACAATACTTTGAAACCGTTAACGGTTAATTTATTTGTTAAAATTATTTGCTGGTCTGTACTCAATGGTTCATATTGAACAGGATGAACATTAAACGCTAATGCTCCAATTGTTGCTAATGCTCCAACCAATATAAAACTATAAAAGGTGGCGAAGTTTCTCATTTGAATGTCATTTGCAGTAACCATTATTATTATTCCTTTAGTTTATTTTTATTTTTCACCCAAAAACCGCAATTAAGATATCACACTATTTATTGTTATGTGGTCTGACCAGTTGTTCTTTATTTTATCAAGTAAATCCAATGCTTGACGTTCAGGCAAGGTTTGCGCTTTCCAAACATCAACACCAAACACTCTTGCAAATTCACCTTGAGTTGTTTCAACGTCTAAATGCTTCTGTATGGCGATATGTTCACACCAAGAACCAACCCACCCTCTTAGTTGCCGTTGTGCTTCTTGCTTCGCTAGATGACGTTTTGCTGCACTGTGCTTGACAACATCAGGTGCGCCATACAATTCTTGCTTTAATCGTTCAACAGGTCGGTCAGTTTTTTCAATTTCCTTGAGTATCCCATTCAAGTAACTATTGTCATATTCAACTAATGTTCCCTCACGTACTTGGATTTCACGCATCGCTGTGTTAATTTCTGATTCAGTTTCAGCATGATCACAGTAAGGGCAAACAAAAGATGTAGGTGCATTAGATTTAGGTAAGTAGAAACCAAAGCACTCAGGACAGGTGCGTGAGATAGAATCTTTTTCTGTACTGGTAGTTTTCTTTTTCTTTTTAGGTGGTTCTAACGACCATTCAGGGCTATCGTGAGGCGCACCATAGATACAATGCTCTGCAACATTACCAACGTGGTCTAATAAGATACCGTATTCCTTTCCGTCAGCAGGTCGTAACATTCGCCCAAATTGCTGCATGAATAAACCATAACTCATGGTTTTTCTAAGCATTATTACAACTGAACAATTTGGTACATCGTACCCTTCTCCGAACAAATCAACATTGATCAAGTTAGTTATTCTACCTGCTCTGAATTCCTTTTCTTTTTTCTGGCGAATGCGAAGCTTGGTTTTACTTGATAACATGAAAGAATTTATACCAGCATCATTGAACTCTTTAGTAACGTGTTTAGCGTGGTCGATGGTCACACAGAACGTAATTGCTTGCTGACCATAAGCAAGTCGTTTGTAATGCTCTACTGCATCACCTGTAATATCAGCAGTATCAGAAGCAGCAGCTAATTTTTTCTGATTGTAATCACCACCACTGGTAACATTTACATCAGTTAAATCAAGTTGACTTGGTACAGTGTAAATTCGATAAGGTGATAACGAACCCATTTCAATGAGTTCACCCATTGTTGGAGCAAGTACCATTTCATCGAATAAACCACCACCAACTTCAACTAAATCACCATGACAATGTTCAACGATTAATTCATCAGTCCAACCAGCATCAATGAAGTCATCATAAACCAAACCTTTCTTCATTTTGACTTCATTCTTACGCCCTAAACCTTTGCGGTCTGCTCTTAGTGGTGTAGCTGTTACCCCTAACCCTTTAGCGTTGACTAGTGGCTTAATGCACTCATGCCAAGATGTACCCACGGTTAAGTGATGCGCTTCATCAAGCATCCAACATTTAATCATTGGTGCTATATGCGTTAAATCACGGTTAACCCATGTCAACACTGAGGCAATCATTACAGGTGAATCATCGACAACATAACAACGACCAAACTCAGTAACATGAGCGTTTTTAATTTCACGCTCTGTTGAATCTGAACAGATGAAGGTGTGATGCAAACCAATCTTGGCTAACGACATACTAATTTGACTGAGCAACACATCACGGTGAGCAAATATCACTACTGGTTCATGACGATTAAAAAAGCGTTGTGCCATGAAAGCTTTAATGAATGTCTTTCCTGCACCAGTGGGCGCAACAAGTAACACATTTTCAACACCTTGCCCCCATGCTACTTCACTATCGTCAATCGCTTTAGCTTGATATTTGCGAGGTTCTATTATTGCCATTTCTTAACCGACTCCTTATCTCAATTACTGTTTTTTTGGTCACAAAACACAAGTCTGCAATTTCCTGATTAGTTAAATCACAACGACCAGTTTTACAAAGCTTTATTACCACTTCAAGCGTTTTGACACGTTTAGCTTTTAAAACATCACGACTTTTTTTGGCTTTGTACTCGTTGACCCTTGTTGATTCAAGTTTTTTTTTCAAACGATTGATTTCATCTTGCTGACTAAAATGATCACCTATTGTTTCAGGCATACGTAACCTGCTTTTGACTCAGTTACTTGACGGTTAGAAAGCATTTCAAGCATGTCTTTTTTAACCAGTGAATTACTTAAATTAAGTTCTTTGGCAACACGTTTGAACGACTTTGGTTCAGTCTTTATTGCTGCTAAAATTCGTGTTCTACGTTTCTCAATTTTACCTGTCATTTTAATCTCACTTTATTCCATTTGATTTGACTTACACCGTGTTTCATAAACGGCAAACGATTACCGCGATCATAAATGAACCACGCGTATTCGCAACTATCTTGACTACCTTTACCACGCTTAACAAATGATGGTCTTGGTACAAGTACAGGAAATTTATTAGGTGTTCCCACACGTTCCCAAAAGGGTAGGCGAATAGCCGCACCTAAGTAATTCACCCTTTGTAGATAAGCAAGTACACCTTTTTCTGATAACTCACTCAAGGATTTTTCTAAAAACTCACATGTTAAACTAAAAGGTGGGTTTGTAATAATAATATCCATTTTAGGAAATGGTGTGTTCAAGTAATCAACACCATCACGAATTTCAGCCCAATACTTTTGCGACTCAGGCAGAATAATCTGCTGGTAAATATTACCTTCTGCCCTACAAGGTTCTAGGAATTTATCATTAGGCAGCACAACCAACTGGTCAACTAACGCTTTCACAGCATTTATTGGTGTTGGATAGTGTTCTTGTAATATGGTGTTACCTTTGGTTGATGACATTAGAAACACGTTACCTTACCGCAGTTGCATTTCACTGGTTCACACACATACTGTTTGTTCATTACTTAACCACCTTAGTTGCTTTTCTTGCTGTTAGTTTAACATCACGAAGTGATTTATTCCCAACTCGACCTGTACTGAACTCACGGTACATAGAAGGGAATAATTTTTTGTGAAACTCACCTTTTTCATTGTGGAAATCACAAATATCACCCATTAATTCTTTCAATTCATCAACAGCATAGTCAGGACACCACACCGTTACTTTCTTTAAACCAGCTTCTTTTTTAGCTAATTCATATTTCTGGTTCTTAGTTAGTTTCGGTAACTTGCTTTCATCTACACGTGGTGTCATGTTTTTATCCGTTGCTGGTTGGGTCAATGGTGACTACTATAATTCGTGGATATATTTTTCAGGTTTGGTTATCTCAATAGTGAACCCGTCAATGTTAAAATTACCCAAACCTCTAATGTGAGCGTCAACTTTTGTTTTCCTCAACTCACCTTTTATGTATTTTGAAACCCAATGAAGTACAGGTTTCTTATTACCGTTAAGTGTAATTGGGTTGTTTCTGTACTTCATTAGTTCAATCACTTCCCAAGGTTCACATGCTAACCGTATACCTTGACCATTTGCATCATTAGTAATTTTCATGTGAAAAACACCAACTTTATAAAATTCTTCTTTGAATGATGCTGACAATACAATATTATCATTAGTGTCGTGGAGTTTACCTTGAACCATTATAGGTGTTTGTTTGAAACCATTAACACCCACCATACATTTCTCATAGTCCACTTCACCATTCAATTGAATTGTTCGTTGGTGTTTTTCATACAATGTACATTTTGAAATAGGTGAAATACCTCTCAACTTAGAAGGGTTGAATTTGACGTATTTAAACCATGATATGCTGAAATCTTTAAACATAACTACTTCAAAATCATCACCTATTGTTTTAGCAGGTTCGTTAATGTGACAACCACCAGCAGCATCAAATAATGTTTCGTTCTTATCATTATCCAAACCTAGCCCATAGTTATACAACCAAGGGTGATCGGGAACATAGTTGCGTTTTATACCACCACCACTATTTATTTCAATCCATTGACCATCGTCATGTGTTGTACGCATACCTTTACTGAAACCACCTTTCATGTTGAACAATTTTTCAATTAGGTATTCTATTCGGGTATTTTTATCTGTCTTGTTTAGTTTTGTCATGTTTTTATCCGTTGCTGGTTAGGTCACTGATGACTACTATAATCTATAATAACCGTTTAACATATCCGACCAGTTAAGTTATTGTTTTTCTGAGAATTTATTAGCGTACCAATCAGCTTTATCAATATCTTGTTGTAATTTATCCTTGTTACCAGCACGTAAACGATATTTCAAAGCGTTACCTTTACAGTAACCAGCAAATTCTTCTGGTGTAAGAGATGCTTCAATTATGTCTATTGCTTGAGTACCATCAGCGAACATTTGATAATGCTTTGGTTTATTAACAGGATCGTTAACAGGAGTGGGTTCAAACTGTTCAGCTTCTTCTTTAGTGGGTAGTTGTACAACTAAACCCAACTTATCACGTAATAATACCCATTCCGTATGTGTCATATAACAAGCTTCGGGTACACCTGTTGCATTGGCGAAATAATGATTATCATCAACACAGTGGGAATAAACTAACCATGTTTTACCTTCTTCCCACTGTGTTACATTGCTGGCTAACCACAACCGTTCTTTCGTTTCATTCTTGAATATGTTACTCATTATTATTTACTCGTTGATTAAAAGTGACTGAATAATAATTTAATAAAATAATATTTGCAAATTTATTTTAATGTGTGTAGAGTACCAATCACTCAACAACGAGTCATAACTTTTTAAGCAAGTAAGGTAATAAAATGAACAAAACTAAAATAGCAAATGCAATGTCTACAATCGCTAATTTGCAAGATGAATTATCAAAACAGTTTACAATATTAGCTACTGAAATGGGTGGTGCAGATTTCGGTGTAACGGATAAACAAGCAGTCCCAAACGTGCCAGCCACACCATCAGTGGATGCAAGTACAACGCAGCAAGCGGCTGGAAACACGGTGGTAGATACCCCAACGGCAAGTGCTGCTGTAGGGGTGGAGCTTGATAGCGAAGGCTACCCTTGGGATGAACGTATTCATGCTAAGACTAAAACTAAAGTTAAATCAAATTTGGTTAAAGGTGGTGAAGTTTGGCGTGGTAAGAAAGGTGGTGATCCAGCTTTAGCTGAACAAGTACGTGCTGAATGGAAAGCTGCTAACCCTACACCTATTGCTGGCACACCAGCAGTTCCAGCAGTTCCAACAGTTCCAGCAGTTCCAGCAGTTCCAGCAGTTCCAGCAGTTCCAGCAGTTCCAGCAGTTCCAGCAGTTCCAGCAGTTCCAGCAGTTCCAGCAGTTCCAGCAGTGGATGAACATGCGGCTGTTAGAAAGCAAGGTATTGATATAATCGGTAAAATAACAGATGATTTCGGTGTACCTTACGATGAAGTGTTTGCTTTAATTCAAACGTCATTCGGCATTACTGATTACTCAAACCTTGTACCAGACCAATATCAAGGTGTAGTTGATACAGTTCAAGGTATGTATGATGATTACTTAGATGTAGCTAACATGTTGCGTGAAATTCGTGCTTGGGGTGGTGAAACACATGCCGCTACCATCCTTGATGGTTTAACCAGTATTGGTGCAAACGATTTAGGTGCTGTTTTATACGCTGGTCTACCTGCTGTGAATACTTCTGTAACGGCTTACCATAAATCTTGGCAAGACGCGTTCGGTTCGTAATCATGGAACTTAAACCAGTAGCGCTTGCAGTACAACAAGGGACTCCTTTATTACATAGTATGTATGGGTTCTCTGCTCAATCACGCATTTTAGTGTGTGGTGGTAGCGTATCAATGTCTACTGGTTTACCCAACGGAACAAATGCCCCTGCTGAACTCGGTACTGCTGTACATGAGTTGGTGGAGGTAGCTTTAAAATTCGGTTTAAGTTGTTATGATTTGATTGGTCATACTTTCAATAAACATATCGTAACCGAAGAAATGGCAGAAGGTGGTCAAGTTTATGTAAATTATGTTCGTCAAATTAAAATACAACGACCAAATGCAAAAGTGTATTTAGAATTGAAAGTATGCTTGAGTAGTATTAGTGACCAGCTATGGGGTACATCAGATTTAGTTATTGTTGATGGTGACACACTCATAGTTGGTGATTATAAAAATGGTTATGGTCTGGTTGAAGTTGATGGTATGCAAACTATTACAGGTTTTGGTCAACTCAATGGTAACGCTCAAACAGTTGGTTATTCTTTAGCTGCAATGGACACTTTGCAACTTTGGGGTAAGATAAATCGAGTGATAAATGTTATCGTTCAACCAAACAATGATGAACATGTTGACGGTGTAATTCGTACTAACGAGTACAATATAGAAGAAATCACACAGTGGCATTATGGTTATCGTGCAGCACATGGTAGAACAGACCTTGTTGCTGGTTCACACTGCATATATTGTCGTGCTGCTGGTTTCTGTGCTACACGTATTCGTCACACGTTTGACTTGATAGGTTTGAATGATTCTATACAGCGTGTAAATGACGATCAGATGATTGCATTGATAGACGAAATCCCGACCATCAAAAGAACACTTGATGCACTTTTAGAACAAGCAACACTTGCTGTTCGTAAGGGTAAACCACTTAAAGATCGCAAGTTAGTTAAAGGAATTGTTAGAGGTTATTGTACTGATGAAGATGAATTTGTTAGACAGTCTGTATATGACAAGTTTGGTAAACAACACACTGTTACCGAAAAAGAAACTTTAGATTTTATAGATAAAATGTTTAATAAACCCAAACTCAAAGGTATGACTGCTAACAAGAAACATGTGGATAAAAATGTCGTAAATAAATTTTATGAAAAACCACAAGCTCCAATACTACTTGTACCCATTAACGATAAACGTGCAGCTATTGCACCAGATATGTCAGACTCTATAGCTGGTATATTCAAATCAATTAAATAAAGCCTATTAAGGCGAGGAATAAATATCATGGCAAATCGTATAATTTTTACAACTCCGTTTCGCGTATCTTTCCCACACTTAGACGCGCCTTACGCTCAAGAAGGTTCAAACGAAACACCAAAATATTCTATTGGTGCAATGTTCCCTAAATCTGGTCAAGTACCAGCACACGTTGCAAACGGTGTAGCGTCAAGTAATGAAAACATTTTGACAGCACTTGATGAAGTATGTACAGAAGCGTTCGGTATTATGTATCGTGCTGCTGGTTTAACCTTCACACAAGGTCATACAATGGAACATTTCCCTGTTGCTCAAGGTTGGACACCTGAGATGATTATCCAACAAGGTTACGCTGTTGCATCGGCTGGTGGTACAGGCAACAATGCTTCACAGGTTGGTGTTAATTTCCCACCACCATTAGTTGATGGTGATACCGATTGGAAAAAAGAGAAAAACGATATGGGTGTTGCTATTGAGCAAGTTGGTACACCTAAAGAACAGTCAATCGGTATGTGGAAAATGGGCTTTAAGAATGCCGAAGCTGTAGGTTGTGCTGACCCAACAGGTGAACATGCTGTTGACCCGAAATCAATTTACTCTGGTTGTTGGGCTGTTGCTCAATTAGAAGTTACGGCTTATCAAGGTAGGAAAGGTAACGTAATTGCTATCAAATTATTAAATGTTCAAATGGCATATAATGATGAAAACTTTGGTGGTGGTCATGTTCAACAATCAGCAACAGCAGCTTTCGGTGGTCGTGCTATTGTTGGAACTAACGTTGAAGCTGGTTATGGTCAAAATGCAGCAAGTGCTGTACCAACCCCAATGTCAGCACAACAAGGCGTAGCACCTGCTGCTCCTGCTGCACCTGCTGCACCTGCTGCACCTTCACCTCAAGCTGCCCCGATAGCACTATTAAATGGTCATACTCGCGCTTCACCTAGTGACCCTGCTTGGACTGACGAAATGATTGTTGCTCAAGGTCACGCTACACTGAATGCTGCACCTGCTGCACCTGCTGCACCTGCTGCACCTGCTGCACCTGCTGCACCTGCTGCACCTGCTGCACCTGCTGCACCTGC